GTTTTTGACCGCCTTGCCCCACGCCACCTTCATCATCCGAAGGTGAGCCGGGACAGTGACGGTCTTGTCGGTGCCGAACTCGTGCGCCTTTGCGTAGCGGAGATTCGTGCCCACGGAGCCCACCACGGCCTGCTGGCCGAAGACCTCGACCCGCTGGTTGATGGAACGCCGAAGGGTGCCGGTCTGGTTCTTGAGCACCTGGCCGGAGAGTTTCTCCTTCTTCACCTTGCGGAGAAGGGTGATGGCCAGGCGCGACACATCGGCCTTGATGGCGGCCATGGCCTTCTGGGGCAGAAGCTCCAGGAAGGCCACCACGCGCTCAGCGCCAATGAGTTCCGCGGCGATCATACGGGGATCACCGAGTCGTATTTCGCCAAGGTGGTCCTGACGAAGTCCGACATGTCTTTCGTGATGAAGGTGACGGTCTCGGCGCCGATGGTCTTCGAAGCGTGGCCGATGCGGTCCCGCTCCTTCCAGCGCATGGAGGCCAGGTCCAGGCAGGCCTGCTCCAGGTCCGGAGGGGTCGAAGCGAAGCCCCCGGTGTAGCTGACCCGGACATTGGCATCCCCACGGTTGAACAGGTAGCCCGTGAGGATGATGGCCGTGCCGGTGAATGCGTAACCGGCCTGGCCGAACCCAGGGGAAGCCGGAATGCTCTGCCCGTCGATCATCACTGACGACACATCCGTCACCGGCTCGTTCCCCAGGACCAGACGATTGCCGCCGTGGCCGTCCCGAGTCTCCGTGTAGGCTTGGCTCCGGATGGTCCGGGAGATATAGGTCTGCATCCACAGGGACGTGGCCGTGATGAGGCGCTGAAGCTGATCAGCCACGGGCTGGGCGACATTCGTCAGGCCCATCCACGCCTCAAGGTTGGCGACGGTCGTGAGGTCAGCGGGATCGGCGGCCATGGCTTACTCCGAAACCTCTTTCACCACCAGGTAGTGGTTCTGCCAGACGGTCAGGCTGACCATCTGCGTGGGGCTGGACAGGTCCACGGTGTTCACGAGGATGTCGGGGAAATCAGGCTGGCCCTTTTCCCAGACTTCCACGGCCACCTTGTGGTCGCTGTTGTCTGCGTTCTCGATGCGGATCTGCTTGGTCATGGCGGTCAGCCCTTCGGCGCGACGGCCGCAGCCACGGCCTTGATCAGGTCGGGGCGCTTGATGTCGGGGGGGAGCTGCAAGCCGAGTTCGGCAGCCTTGGCCAGCAGGGCGTCGTTCTTCCACTGGCTGACGGGGACCGTGACTTCTGCGGGCTCGGGCAGAGCGGGATCGCCAGCGATGATGCCGAAGGCGGCCAGGTCAGCCGCGGCAGCTTCGGAGATGTCGAACACCCCGTTCTCGTCAGGCTCGAAGGTCTCGCCCTGCCAGCTGAGGCTGGTGGGCGTGTTGCTCGGGTGGTGGAAATGCATGGGATCTCCAAAAAGGGACCCGAGAGCCCCGAAGGGCCCCCGGGCGGCCAAAGACCTAGCCGTTGGTGATGTTCGTGATCACACCCAGGCTGAACGGCGCATAGTGCTGCAACACACCGTCGGCATAGACGCCGTATTCGTATTTCCGGCTCTTGAGGGGCCATTCCATCTGGTAGTAGTCGCGGCGCAGCTTCTTGCGCACCACGTCGGCCACGCCGTTGAGCGGATAGGGCAACTGGTCGGTGTAGAAGAGGATGGTGCCGGGGGGCAGATTGGGATGCACCTGGATCGGGATCTCAACGTTCATAACCTTGTTGAGATAGCTGCCGATGACCACGCCCGCGGAGAGTTTGCCGTCGGCGATGTTTTTGGCGTCCATTTGGAACCGGATGAGAGGGGCACCACCATTGGCGATGATCTTCTTCGTGACGTTGATGCACTCCTGCGCGGATACCAAAATTAACGTGGGGCTCAGGCGGTAGTTGTTGTAGAAGCTCGCGAAGGCCAGCTCGAAATCGGCGATGCCGCCCGCGCCGTCGGAAGTGAGCGCCGTACCGGTGCCAGCCACGCCAGTAGGCAGGGTCGCCCAGTAGGCATTCGATCCAGCCTTGGCAGCCTGGGTGTAGATGCCGTCGTAATCCAGCGTGGAGGTGGAGTTGTCGGCGGCGGCATTGACGATGGCCGAGGCCAACTGGCCAACACCGGGATACGTGGTCAGGACCACGCTGTTGATGCTGGTGATGGCTGCCAGACGCTCGGTGCCAGCAGAGGCCCCAACATACCAGGCGTAACCCCAGGCGCCCTTGACGGGTGCGACAGTTGCCGCGATGGAACCGGTGGGGCCCGTGACAGACACGGTCGCACTGGCCGACTGTTTTGCCGACCCACCCCCAAAAGCGTCAGAGCTGGCATCCGTGTTGGTCTTGGTGATACGACCGGGGACCTGAGCCGTGGTGGGGTCGAAGATCTGACCAGTGGCGCCATTGTTGGCGCCGGCCACGTCGAGATAGGCCTGTGGTCCGAGCGCAACGCAGATAACGGACGCAGCAGCCTGAGTGGCCATAGATCCGACGGTGCCCGCCACCAGGGTGGGCGTAGGCGTGGTGCCAAGTGCCAATGAGGTATTGCCGCCTAGGTCCAGGCGTTCTTCCTGGATCATCAGTGCCTGGAGCACCTGCTGGACAGCCAAAGCCTTGAGGTCCATGAACCCCTGGGCCGCCAGGTCGGCTTCAAAGGTGACATTGTTTTCCAGGCCCCAGGCGCGATAGGCGGCCAGGTATTCCGCGGTCGTCTGGCTGATCAAACCCGCGCGATTGCCTTCCGACACGCCAGCACGCTGGTTGGCGGTGTTGATGCCCGTGATGGCCTTCCAGTTCGCCTGGGAACCAACCCCACCTAGGCGCCGGGGAATGCGATTGCGCAGGGGGGTCAGGACGGGGATCAGCAGCTTGGCAGGGGCTTCCAGGTCGTATTGCTGGAGGCCCTGGGTGGCCGTGGAGGTCTGGGTGAAACCCTTGTGGAGGTCGTCCACGACGGGCTGGCTCTGGGCCGCCTTCAACAGATTGAGAATTTCAGATGCACTCATGACTTCCTCCGAGGGGCCGGTATTTATCCGGCAAGGGAGTGGGTGGTTATCGCGTGGCTACGGGGCCCGCGTGGATGGCCTTGATGAGGAGGCGGGTCTGCTCCTCGGGGGGCAATTTGGCGATTTCCTCGGCCTGCTTCATGAGCGCGGCGTCATTGGAATCGGGGTTGGAGTGGTCGTCGGTCTTCGCGACGACAGAATTGGCGTTCAGGACACCCTTGGGGGGTGCGGGCTGGGCCTCCAGCTCCTTCACGCGCTTGGTGAGCGTCTCGACCTGGCCGAGGGCCTTCTGGAGGTCGTCCGACTGCTTGGCGGCCTTCGCCACCTTGTCGGTGTCGTCGCTGCCGCCAGCGGCGTCTTCCCCGTCGTCCTGCTTGGCGTCGTAGCCGAGAGCGGCCATCTTTGTGTCGCAGTCTTTCAGGCACTTGTGGATGTCGGCCAGAGCCTCCTTGGAGGCCTTGCTGAACTTCGCGCCCGCCTTGGCCAGGCCGTCGGGCAGCTCGCCTTTGCTGAGCTTTTCGGCCATCTGGATCACTTCGACGGTCGGGGGCGCGGGAAGGGTCGCCAGCAGCTCGGCGATCTCCTCGGCGGCCATGGCCTGGAAGATGCCGGCGCCATCGGCCAGCCAGTCGCGCAGGGCCGCAGGGACGGGGCTGTTGTCGCCCTCGTATTCGGCCTCCCAGGACGTGCTCTGGGCCATCCAGCCGATGCTCTGGAGGATACTGATGAAGCACTCGACGTCCCACAGGCCCTTCCGGAGGTCGCCCAGGGTGCCTTCCTCGTCACCGTCGATCTTGGCCAGCTTGAAGACGGCCTCGGGGTTGGCCGGCCGGTCGACCACGGAGATCTCCGTGAGCCGGATGCCGGTGATGATGGTCTTGTTGAGCGGGTCGTAGCTGGTGACCTTGCCGCCCACAGAGAAGCCCTTCAGGACCTCTTCCTCGATCTTCATGACCGTGGTGGGGTCCACGATCTTGGCTTCGAGGTGGGTCACGCCGGCAGCGTCCACCTCGCACTTGATGGCGCTGCCAGCCGCGATGGGCTGGTGCATCTCGCGGATGGCGCCGAACTTCATGTAATCCGGCAGTGCCGCCTTCATGGCGTCGGACGTGATGATCTCGCCATCGGCGTCCACGGCCTCGCTGGAGGCCACGCCGGAGACGAGCATCGTGCCGTCTTCCTGCTTTTCGACCTTCTCAAAGGCCACGAAAAATGCGGCTTTCCTTTTCATACGATTGCTCCCGTGATGGTGTTACGCCAGTTCTTGCCGTCGAAGGCGATCTCCACCCCGAGGGTCGTGTCGGCGAAGCGCATGCCCTTGGTGGGGTTGGCCGGACGGACCGTAGTGGCCCCGACGCCGTTCATCGCTGAGATGTGCCAGCCGTTCGCCTTCAGGGCCAGGGCGTCAAAGTCGGGCACATCGAGAGGCGTCCCTGCGGTGGTGGAATAGGTCCGCCCATTCACGACGGTCGTGATGGGGTTAGCGTCGGGTGGTAGGACGCGGGTGTTGGCCATGGTCATTCCTCCGTCTCCGTGGTGGTGTCGTCTTTGAGTTCAGGGAGCAGGTCGCAGAGGCAACCTGGATGGGCGGGGACCGTGGTGTCTCCGCTAGGGAAGGGTTCTGTCGCCTCACCGGTTTCCGGGTCCATGGGCACCGTGGCGCCCGCGTTGAGTTCACAGTCCGGGCAAGTCCTCTCGTCCTCGCCCTCGTTGGCCGTGATCCATTCCAGGCCGCCCACCACACCAGAGGCCGCATAGCCGATGCAGTTCCCACGCACGTCAGCGAAGGCCCGCTCCGTGGTGGCCACCAGGGCAGCCCGCTGCTCGCTGAATGCGTAGTCGGCCTCGAGGACCTTAGCGATGTCCTGGACGCTCATGCCCAGCTCGATGGAGGCGGCCAGGTCGCCTCGGAGGCGATCCCTGGTGGTGCTGGCGAGCTTGGTGACCAGGTCGGCAGCGTGCTGCTCAGCCCACTCGACGGCCTTCTCGTTGACCTGGTCCAGCAGCTCGGAAGTGGTCTTTGATCCCACTTGGATCAAGCCCTGCGCTGCGCCGTCCTGGGCGATAGCCGCCAGCACGGATTCAAGGTCATCGCCCAGCTTGGTCCAGTCGAAGTCGATGGCCTCAAGCATCTTCATGGCCTCTTCGCGGCTCATCTTGGCGAACTTCTCCGCGCTCTCCGGCATCACGTCGTGAAGCAGTTGCGCGATCGGCTGCACCTGGGCCTGGAGGAACTTCAGGGTGATTTTCTTGAGCTTGGCCTGGAGCTTCACCACAGCCTTTCGATCGCGCTTGATGGGTGCCACGGCCTTCTTCGCCTTGGCCAGCTTCTTTGGGGTATCCCCCGCCTCAGTGGACGGTGCGGCAGTGGACGCAGCTGCAGGCTGGTTTTTATCCGGCAAGGCAGGCTGGCCTTCGGGAGTGGCGACAGTCCCAGGGGGCGGGGGAGGGATGACGGGCGGCAGGACCGGCTCGGGCTCGGGAAGAGCCTCAAGCCCACGGTCCTCACGGCACTCGTTGACGGTGCGCACGCCCGAGGAGATGTCGACGGCGTCCCGCTGGCTCTGCACCAGAGGAACCATCGCTCGCTCATCTTCAGGCACGGCTTCAAGGTCAGGCGCGTCAAAGCAGTCCCGCAGGATGCGGTCCAGCAGCGTCTTGACCCAATTCACAGCCGGG